TGTACAGCGTCCATTTCGATACCAACGTATCCATCATAAGTAGATGTAGTAACAGCTGGGTGAGTTAAATCTAACTCTAAGTATAAATCACCAGCACTATCACAGATATCACCATACTCAACGATACCTTTACCGTATTTCTGAGTTACTAATCTGAAAGGAATCTCAGCGTCAGCAGCAGCAACAACTTCAGCGTCCTGGTCAACTAATGCAGCAGTTGAATCATTAACAACTTTTAAAGATGCTAAGAAAGCCTCAGTATCCATTTCGTTACCATCTGGTCCAGTTAATCTACCCTTAGCATTACCTGTCGGTGCGCTATCGAATCCAGTAACTTTAATGATAGCAGCTCTTAAAGAACCATCAGTTGCAGTTGGTAAATCACCTAACTCAGTTTGAGCAGTGAATTGTCCATCAGCACCTAAAGTTTGTAATTCACCAGTACCTACAGAAAGAGATACAGTTCCTTTAGAGTTATCAAATAACCCATCGTTATAATATAAATCATAAAGATTTTTTGCTTTATATGGTGTTACAACGCAATCACCAAAACCAGTACATTCTGGTAAACTTTTCTCCATTGCAGTGTGTGCAGAGAAAGTAGCACCGTCTTGGTAGAAGTCACCAGCTGCCCCAGAACCATCAACTCTTGAAGAAGTTTGTGGTACGAAGTAGAATAACTTACCAATTGGCATGTTCATAGCTTGTACTGATACGATATCGTTAGCTAATAATTTAGAGAATACTCTTCTAACGATAGGGAATACTACTGTCTCAAAAGAACCGCTATTTGCAGCGTCAGTAGCTTCCGTTAATAAAGAAGACGCTTGGTTCTCAAATAATTGAGCAACGTTTTCTTTTACGTGACCTTTAAGACCATCTAAGAATCCTAAAGAATCCCATTTTTCTTGAGTTTGTTTACGGATTTCCTTCATGTGGTCTAATCCGATATTTCCAACAACTCCTGAATTTAATAAATGTGACATAATTTTAAATTATTTTTATTTTATTTTATTTATTATTATCTATTATTGACTCTTTTCATTAAGTCCATAATTCTTGAAGTTTCTTTATCAACATAAGCTGTAGACTCATTTAACTGAGTAGACTTACTTGATGTAACTTCTTTTACAATCTTATTCTCAATTGATTCGTTAATTGGTTTTCTATTTTTCAATTCACTATCAACCGTTTTGTATAACTTTTTAGACTCCTTAAGTGTAGAAACCTCATTGTCAAATCTTTTAAAGATTGACTCTTTTTCTTCTTTAGTAGTCGAATGTTCCATAAATAACTTAGTTACATAAGTTAAATTGGAGTTAAAAACAACTGTTTCAGCTAACATAGTTCTAAATTGTTTAAGAGCTCCTTTATATTCTTCATTTTTACCCTTAAGCTCTTTAGCCTCTGTTAACAATGTATTATATTTTTCATTCACTTCAGACTCATTAACTTTTCTAGGTCTAGGTTGTCCTATATTAGCTTTTTGTCCTTCAGTCCTTTTTTCTTGTGCAAGACCTACTGGAATTTGCTCGTCAATTTCTTCCATACCTTCTTCAGCAACTTCTTCTTCTTCACACATTTCTTTTTCTTCCATGTGTTCAGCTTCTTCCATTACTTCTTCTTCTTCATCTAAAGCGATTTCATAAACAACTTTTTCGTTAACGTCTTCACCTTCTTCCATGTTTTCAGATTCTTCATAATAACCTTCTTCCATAGCATCGTCTTCACACATTTCTTTTTCTTCCATGTGCTCACCTTCTTCCATGTTTTCAGATTCTTCATAATAACCCTCTTCCATCTAAATGTCAAGTTCATCACTAGATTCTTCACCAGCTACGTCTGTTTTAATAACATACTCACCAGGTTCTTCAACAGATAAATGTACTTCACCAGCTTCGTCATCAACTACAACTTCGATTTCATCATCACCAGTTAACTTTTTATAAACTGCGATAACGTCTTCGTCAGATGCTGCTGTCATATCCATCTCAACTTCGTCATCTGATGCTACTGCATCCATTCCAGATTCGTAATCACCCTCAAGGGCATCACCTTCTTCTGAGTTTTCGATGTCACCAACTTCGAGTTCACCTTCTTCATCACCCATCTCTAACTCTTCAGATTCTTCACCAGCTTCTTCGCCAGCTTCGATTCCTTCAACGTCATCCATTTCGATTTCTTCAGTATCCTCAACATCTTCTTCTAAATAATCTTCTTCTAAAGATTCTTTCACTACACTATCAATTTCTTCTTTCGTAATAGAACGAAGTATTTCTTTTGTGTTGGCATTCAGAGCCTCTTGAATTCTTTTAGCATCCAATAAAGCTTCATCTAAAATTGATTTCTCATTTGCCATTTTCTTCATTTTTTTTTAAAAATAATTATTGAAACAAGGATATAATCCTCACTTGTTTATAAATATGTGGGTTTTATTCAAAAAACCGTTTTTTTGTTAAAAAACTTTAATCTAATAAAAATTTATTAATATTATCTATAAGTAAATTTGATTTTTCTTTTTGAGATTCAGTAAATGGTTTTGCTTCTTCCTTATCTTTAAACATCCATGAACCAGGTGTACTTGGTGATGTTACAACATCCCAACATATGATTTCAAAATCATCTTGAACTATCTGGTCACCATTAATTTGTTTAAGAGAACCAACACCTCTAGAAGATACACCAATCATAATATTATTTCTAATTAAGTTAGCAACTTCATCACCCTTAGTAGATACAATACCATAATTAATATAACCTGGAGTCATAAGAATTTCCATCTTACCCATAAGTGTCTTACCTTCCCACCAAGTCTCTATGATATTATGTGATATTCTATCACCAGCGATGATTGATGATTCTGGATGGTCCAACTCACCAATAGCTCTTCTTTCCTTAATTAATTCTTGATACCTGTCAACTTCTCTTTCTAAGATTTCTCTTGGGTATATTCTACCATTCCTATTTTTAACTCCCCACTTTTGTAATACTACATATAGTACTAATGGTTCAGCCATGATAGGTTGTCCCTTATCTAATTTTTTAATCTCACTAACAAATACTTTATTTCTAGAATCCTCTGGAGAAATATATCCAGCATCTTGTTCTATTAGATATCCAAATCCACTTTGACCAGGCTTTATAATTTTTATATCAGACATATCTTTCTTTCTATATAAATATGTCTATTAAAATAAAAAACCTCGATTTATGAAATCGAGGCTTTGTGTTTATTTTTTTCTCTTATGAAATTTAAAATAAATATTGTCATCAAACACATTATTTATTATGTTATGTATAAGTTCACCAAAACTATCCTGTATATGTTTTTCTTGTAACTTAAATGTATTTCTTTGGAATAAAGTTATTTCACAATTCATATAACTTCTTTTGCCATATTCTATACCAGAAGTTCTCATATCAAAATCAACTATAGTCCTACTATTGATAAATAATTTATCATCTAGTTTATCGAAAATCTCAGTCTTAATTGATTTTGTTAGATACCTTACTACACCATTGTAGTTAAGGTTTTCATCATCTGACAAGGGGTCTCCCCAAGCAGAGATATTTAGATAAAGCGTTTTTGGGTTTTTATTATCTACGGTTCCAGATAATACTTTATAGTTGTCATAATCTTTAACCATTAATTGTTTTCCTGTTTTTGTAATCATAATTCTTAAATATTTTTATTAAGAATAATGATTTAATTTTAAAAAGTCAAACCCTTACTTTATCTTATATAATGCGATGAATATCCCAAAACCTATTTGAACCACAGCCCAAATGGTTGTTGCCATTGTTTTAAAAGTTAGTAAGGAATCAACATTCTTCTTCATGTCTTTAAGTGTGTTTGGGGTAGCCACATCATCCATGTATCTTTTCCATTTTTCGATATCAGCAATGTCTTTTTCGATATTGTCTAACCTACCTAACTTAATATTAATTTCAGATAATATTCCTTGAATTTTTTCATCGTTTTCATTAAGTCTTTCTAACTCAGCCAAAACTAATTTAGAATACTCATTCCAACCATTTTGGTTAACACCGTTACTATTAGTTTTCATTATTTGTTAAATTTAAATTTATATCTGTTAGGTCAACATGCGTACCAACCATTCTTAAAGGGTTATTATCTTTATCCCATTCAACCACTTTACCTCTACACAAAACCTTAACAGTTTTCCCGTCTTTATGTGTATATCTAGTAATCATTTTAAACGGTACAGAACCATTACTATCAACATGAGCTTTAACCTTTTCTTCCATAAGTTTTAAATCATCATCAAACATTAACTTCTCCCAAGTCTCTTTTGCATTATTTAATTCTTCTGGTTTATAACCCAATTGTTTTTTGTAGTTAGAATTTAAAAATACTTCATTAGTTTTTAAGTTCCAATCCCAATAACCATCAGAAGTAATCTCCATTAATAATTCTAATAATTCTTTTCTTTCAAAAACATCATTATCTCTAATGGTTAACTCCTCAACAAGTAGTTTTAACTTATTTATATTTTCTTTAGAATGTTTCATTTTATTCTAAATCACTTTTAAGGTTTAAAATTTTAACGATATCTTTATCGAAAGATTCTTTAACATATGTTCTACCTAATAAGTTTTCTTTTGCAGATAAAAGACTTTCTTTTATAGCAACATCTTCACCTCTAAATTCATTATTAAGTTTTTCATTAATTAAATCTAAACAATCTTTAACTGAAGTTTCAAATAATTTTGCTTTATCTTCTTCAGTACCTTCAAAAACTAACTTAATTAGTTTTTTACTAGACTCATCTAAAGAATTATATTTAGTGTTAAACTTATCAACAACAATTGAAGTTAATATACTATTTGGAATTCCAGCGGATTCAAAAACTTCTTTAGGTGTGTTGGATTTGGCATATTCAACCGCTTCATTTAATGAATCAACATATTTGTTAATGTCATCAGAAAAAATTAAGTTAGTGATTGATTCATGAATGGATTGTTTATCGTACTTACTATCAACTTTAACATCACCAGCCAACTCCATTAATTTATTGTTAGTATTTATGATATCCTCTTTTGTATATGATTTAAGAGTATCAACATTCATCTTAATTTTCTCACTAGCCTTGAATTTATTTTCTTCTATTAAGTTCTCAATAGATGTGTAAACACTAAACTGAGTCTTAAGTATTTCACTTTCTTTTAAAGAAGCTACATATTTGTTAAATGTTTTTTTCTTAACCACGTCTTTACTAGCTATGGCTTCAGCTAATATAGTATTAAAAATATTTTTAATTTTACCAAAATTTTTCATAATTAAACCTTTTATAATAAATATACAGATTTATATAAAAATTTTATTCATCTAGCATTTTATCAATATCATTAATCATACTATTAATAGTTTCGTTAATTTTAACATTTTTATCAACTACCTTAACCCTTTCATTTAATATTGTTTTTTCTTTAGGTTTGATAGATTGTAATAAACCATTAAAACTATTTGATTTTACGTTTTTGTGTTTATTTACTCTCTTGTTTTCAACAATAAGATTATCCCTTTCAACTCTAATAGACTCTCCGAACCCACCTTCATCTCCAGCAGCTTCATCTCCACCAGTATCTCCAGTATCAGTGTCTTCACCACCAGCTTCACCTTCTTCACCGAACCCACCAGCTTCTTCTCCACCAGCTTCTCCTTCTTCACCGAATCCACCTTCGTCACCAGCATCACCGAAGTCTAGGCCACCGCCCCCTCCGAATCCACCGCCTCCTCCGAAGCCACCGCCTCCTCCAGACGGACCACCTTCATCATCACCAGATTCATCACCAGAACCAGCACCTTCTAAGGCAGCTTCCATATCACCATATATCTTATCAACTTCATCGAATGTTCCAGTATGTTTAATAACATTAGCAGTATTTTCCAATTCAGCAGCCGCAGCTTTCTCCATTCTTTGTAATAATAAATCATTCTTAATTTCATCATCAGACCAACCAAGAATCTCCCTACTAGCTCTTGTCATACTCATAGGTGAGAATCCGTTACCAGAATCAGATACAGCATCTTTAAAGAGAGTAACCTTAGCTTGTAATTGCTCAACCTTAAGCATTTCAGCTTGAGTTGATGGATTATTAAGTGTGAGCGTGAAGTTATCTAATTCATCCTCCAACCCTAATAGGAATAAATGTAAGATAGCAATCTTATTTAACTCCATAATCATAGCTTGCTGGATTCTATTTATCGTTCTACTGAATCTAACATCTTGTAACGCCAAATTCTTTCCTTCACCAACAGCATCTTCAAAACCTAAGAACGCTTTAGGAACTCTTAACGCTGTGAATAATTTTCTTTGTAAGTATTCGATATCTGCTATCTGGTCAAGATTAGAAGCACCAGGAAGTGTATCAATTGGGTTTGGTGCATCCTCACTCCTAACTGGAATAAAGAAATCTTGGTCATTAGCTAACTGATTATACTTAAGGTCAATCTGACCTGTTTGAGGGTCAACGATAGGTGTACGTTTAAATCTGTTAGCGATTTCATCTACATATGCTGGTACATCCTCATCATCTATGTTACCCACGAATATCTTATATACTCTTCTCTCTGGCGCTCTTGTAATTCTATATATTAACATAGCATCTTCAGAAAGTATTAATTGTTTCCAAATCCTCCTTGCTTTCTCTAATACAGAAGTACCATATGGTAATCTTCTATCATCCCCAAGAAGTCTGAAGTGAGCGATTTGCCAAGAATTAAATTCCATATCTCTTCCTCTCCAAAAGAATTTAACCTTAGAATCAGATTCTTCTTGACCATTAACACTATTGTTATTAGTGGCTAAACCATTAAATATATCACCTTCTCTCCTTTCTATCTCAAAGTTAGGCATTTGTCTAGCACCAATTACACCAGCTCTATCGTCAATATTTAAAAAAACAAAGTTATCCCCATATTTACATGTGTTTCTTGTCCACATAGGTAGTGACGTGTGTATATCTAACCTATTAAAAAATAAATCTTCTAATATGGTTTTAACTCTATCTGAATCAGAATAAACATTTAAAACTCTACCCTTTTCATTTATTGTTGTAGATTCTTCCATCATAATATCTAAAGTAGCAGATATTTCTGGGTAGAACTCCATAGATTCAAAATCACTATACGAACCTATACGGGTTGTTTCATAATGAATTGATTGTCTAAATAACTCGCCATCAACCTTCCTCCACATACCACCAAGGTATTTGTTTTGTTGAGCTTGTAATTTAGCATATTCATACTCTTGTTTATCTTGTGTTTTTAATAAAACATCATTACCAATAGAGTATCTATTAGTTTTATCTTTCGGCACATTTATACCATCTGGACTGAAAATATTATTCAATCTTTGGAATACCGTTAACTTTTGTTTAGCCATAACTCTTATTTTATTTAATTATACTAAAAATTTTTAAAAATTAAATGTTTATTCTACATAACCACACTGTACATAAGCTTCTCTATGTGTCTCACCGTTAATAACCACAATAACATAGCTGTATGTTGATATAAAATCATTACCTTGAGACCCATTTGGGGTTACACAAAAATATTTTTTACCGATAACTTTTTTATTAGTATTTTTTTTAACAGATGTGTCTGGTGACCACTTATATAGTTTCGAAGGTCTTTCACCTCTTTTACTTCCAATAAATACTTTTGGTCCTAATCCCATAATTCTTAGTTTTTTTACTTAGTACCACTAAACAACCATAAATAATCACCATTAGGGTCTTGCATGTTCTTAGACACCTTTGAGTCAAATCTAGGTTTAGGTAGTGATTTTTTATTTCTTTGGTTTGATGGTACAAACCCAGTGTTATAATTATCGTTATTATTTGATGAATTACCAACCTTCCAACTAGCAAGCATAGCCTTGGATTGTTTTTCCATCTTCTCTAATTTCTTAAATGAATGTTCCAATACCCAAAGAGGCATCGCAAAAGCCATTAATAAATCATCATGGTAGCCATCCATATGGTCAGCTTTACCATTCTTATATACAAATGTCTTCATTTCTGAAGTTGTTCTTCTAGACCTAATATTAATACTATTACTTCTAACCATATACTCAAGATGGTCAATCATCGGTGTTCTAACACCATTAATATTAAACCCAGGCGTTTGATTACCCTTTGTATGTAAATCTAATTGCGCTTTTTTACTATTAAGTATTTTACCTCTAGGTTCATCATAATGTAAATGCCTATAGTTCAATTCAAGTAACTTTAACACAGTTGATACACCCATACCACCAGTAATATCTACTACAGTATAAGCCTTATATAAATTACCATACTCATATACAACTTCAGCTAATTTATCTGGTCTAATTTTACCTTGATATTCCATAACTTGAGTCATAGTGGTAAAATCTATAATTACTATGGTTGATAAGTCTTCACCGTCACCTCTAGCAACATCAACACCCATTATATATTTATGTCCTTCTTCAGGTTTCTCCCAAATCCAAAACTCCTGTTCTCTACCATCAACCCAAAGCGGGTCTTTAACGTTATTCTCTTCATGAAATACAATATCTTCATCATTAATAACGTTACCACCAGAACCCAAGAATGATACATCTAATTCTTGCGCTATTTTCCTAGAGTTATTATTAAGAGTTTGACACATACCTTCATACCAAGACGATGTTGGTTTATAACCATCCTTTAATTTACCTTCATACTTATCAACAATAAATTCAAACTCCTCAATCTCTTCCACTATCTCACCTTGTTCATTTTTCTTAATCCACCTTAAGTCCTTATTATATCTAGGGTCTTCATACCATCTCATCTCAATGATATTATATGCATTCTTACCAATCTTAGATTGTTCATAAGTTTTATAATAAAGTGGGTCCATACCATTTGGTGTAGAAATAAGCATTACTTTACCCCCAGTAGCACATGATGACATAGCGGCTGCGTATACAGCATCACCATTATCGATAAACGCAGCCTCATCAAAAACTAGATAAGTTGGGGTATATCCCCTAAGTGCATCTTCAGAAGTTGCTACCGCAATAATCTGAGTACCATTTGGTAATTCAAGTTCAATTTTAGAGTCTGTAACAAATATAGACCTTTTTTCATTTTCAGGTGAACCATAATAATCTGGTCCCCAAGCCCATCTAGGTACTTGACCTAAATAATCCTTAATCCCTCTAACAAACTTTTGAGCTAGTTTTAATTTGTTGGCAATTACTAGAATTGTCTCTGGACTATCTGGGTCACAAAACGCAGCCTTTATAGCCATATAAGCTTGAGTTGTTGTAGATATACCAGCTTGTCTTGGTTTTGTCACTAGATTAAACCTATGCTTCTCATAAGAGTTAACAATTTCTTTTTGTCTAGGGAATAACCTAAAAGGTACAAAACCACCTTGAGTCAAATCCTTAGTTTCTAGATATGTCTCTATAGCGTGAACTGGGTTTTGTATACATTTAACGTATTCAGTAAGTATTTCCTTATTAGTAAGCATATTTATCGGTTTATTCTATTATATAAATATGCCAATAGATATAAAAATAAAAAAAGCCGCATATGCGACTCAATTTATTGGTTTAGTTATTTTATTTATTAAAATAAATCATCGATTTCAAAAAGGCTATCACCCATAGCCTCATTGTAATCATCTTCTTGCATCTCTCTCTTAATTTCATTAATCATTTCAGAGATTATTGTTTTACCTCTTTTAGTTTTACCTAAAACCTCTTTCATTACAGAATTAAATTCTTTTGGTGGTAATGCAGCCACATCAGCATATACATGATGTTTTAAATTGAAATCATCAGCTGGAATCGCATCACAAAATCTTCTCCACATCGGAGTACCGAATCTCATATCATCTGGTTCAGCTTTTACAAAATCAGCCTTACCAACAACATATTCAGCAATATTTTCTTGAGTTGGTAACCCATGTGCCGATAGTACCTCCATAACACCCTTATATAATTCATGAACCAATACTGGGAAAACCATTGCTTCAGCCTTAATAACTGGTTTAGATGCACCCTCTTCATTTTGTTGGTAATCACAATCACATTTACCAGCGTTTACACCTAAATCCATATCTGGAATTATAAAATACATATAATCAGCAGCCGACATCATTTTCTTATAATTTCCTGGTAGTCTAGGGTTCATATCAGTTAATTGTTCATGAACCATATGGAACATGTGATTAACACTCTTAGCGGCACCCTGTGTCATTGCGTTAAGAACTCTTCTCTTCTTAACATATTCATTAGCAACAACCTTTTCATCATTATCATTAAATTCTTCATCTAAACTTTCTTTAGGGGTGTCAATAGTACCTTCCCTATTAATACCAGAAGTGACTAATTTAGCATCAAACTCAACAGTACCCTCTGGAATGTCAAATTCCTCCATAATCATTTCAACAGCTAATTTCTCAAGTTTTTCTTTGTATTCTTCCTCCATAGCCATTGCACCCATAACTAAAGGCATTTGTTCTTTCATAATAACAGACTCATCAACAGTATCCATATCAAAAGCTTCTCTACACCTCATTACAACTTCTTTAAATCTTTCACGAATCAATTTCATCTCTGTAGTAATAACATCACCTTCTGGCATTACACCACATTCAGCTAAAGAATGTCTACCTTCTCTTACTCTATTCTCAAGTTCTGGATGCATTCTTTCGGTAATACCTTCCTCATAAAGAAGGTTTTCATTGATAACTCCTTTTCTGTTTTCTTCTAAAGCTTTTTTAGCTAAGTCTCTATATTTACTCATTTCTTAAATTTTTAATACTGATTGTTTTTATAACTTTTCTTTTTTTTGTTGTATTTCTTTTAACACTTTCAATTAATTCATCTTTAGTCATCTTAGGTCTAACAGATTCAAATGGTAAATCATTCATTGGTTCCTCATCATTCACACCCTCAATTTCTTTACTATAACCTTCTAAGTCTTTAAGTAATTCTTGGAATTTTTCGTAGTCGTCAGCTTTAGCTTCAATATCACCACCTGGACCAATATCCCCAAAGTCTTCACCAGTACCTGGACCAATATCTTCAGTTTTAACGTATTCATCTTCATCCTTTTTTTGGTGTGACTTCTTAATTGCACCAGCACCTAAAGATGCTTGACAAATAGCATAAGGGTTATCAACATTACCTTTTTCTTTTACATCAGCAACGCATCTATCGAATTTTGCTGTGTGAACCTTTTCTGGACCAACTTCATTCATATAATCATCGTCATTACTATCAATATAACTCTTTGTAACCACTTTTGTTGCAATTTCTTTAGACTCATCATCAGGTATACCCATATTACGTAACTCATCACTGGTTTGGTATACCATACCTT